TTTGAGAATGTAGATCTTTTACACGAAATGGATAATTTCACTGGAATTACATCTACTGAATTCTTAAATCTTTTCTTAACCGTTATTGCTGTTGAGGAAGGCGTTTGGGTTAATAAGGTTAACTTAGGAATGCAAATCAATGAAATGAAATTTTATTCATCAGCAACTGAGGTTGTCAAAATGATTAAAGAATTTATTAACTATGATGCATCTTCTATCTTATCTGAAAGATTAGTTGCTGAAGGAAATCAAAAAGCTATTACTGATAAGAAGAGAAATGAAATTAATGATAGGATCTCTTTCTTGGAAGAAAAGAAAGGTAGTATTACCGAAGCAATTAATAAATTAGGTAACTCTGAAGAATTACAAGAAGCCTTAAAACTTATCAATACTGAAATTACTAAATTTGAAAAGGAACTTCAGGAAACTTATTCAATAGTTGAAAAAAAAACTAAAAACCAATACCTAGATAATGGTTTTGTAGAGGCAACAATTGAAAACCCAGTATCAGGATTTAAAGTAGATACTCAGGTTTATGTTAATGCTGAAGAATATGCTTCTTTAGGAGATAATGATTTATTAACATTCGTAGATCCTAAAAACGATAAAGAACATATCGCTAAGAAAAAAGATCTTAAAGTTAAGCTCTAATTCTTAAAACTCATATAAAAAGCTGACAGGTAAACTGTCGGCTTTTTTTGCATATAATAAAAAAATAGTTCAGGTTATGCCGAGAAAAAGGAATTACTTAAATAATAGAGATCTTTTAGATGAAATACGTAAATCAAAAGAACTTGATGAATTAACACCAAAGGCTCTAGAGTTCTTAATGTTATTAGCAGATAAATGTTCTACTAAACTTACCTATAGAGATCCTGCCGATAGAGAAGACTGTATTGCTTTTGCCTATATGGATCTTTATCGTTATTGGAGAAACTTTGATCCAGAAAAAAGTGAAAATGCATTTGCATATTTTACTGAAATTGCAAAACGAGGTTTTGCAAAAGGCTGGAACAAATTACATCCTAAGAAGTATGCAGGTACCGTATCAATTGACGGTAGTGCAGATAGCGAAGGGATTTATACAATCTAGTATAATACCTATGAGTATAAAAAATGTCAAACCAACAGTAAAGTCAGGATTTAAACAAGGTTATTATAAACCGCATCACCCTGAAAAGTATATAGGTCCTGCACCTATCATATATAGAAGTTCGTGGGAAAGAAAATTTTGTCATTGGTGTGATCATAATGAAAATGTAATTAGTTGGGTATCTGAACCGTTTGCAATTAAATACTTTAATGTTTTAGACAAAAAGTTTCATAACTATTATCCAGACTTTTATGTTAAGATGGATAAGGATGGAATCATTGAGGAGTATGTAGTTGAAATAAAACCAAAAGAACAGTTAAGAAAACCAAACCCTCCTAAAGTTAAGACCAAAAAAGCAATTGAAAACTTTAAATATGTTTATGAAATGTATGTAAAGAATCTATGTAAAGCTGATGCTCTTAATAAGGCTGCGGCCCAAAGAAATTTTAAGGTTATGTTATTAACTGAAGATTCAAACCTTTTCTAAGATGATTATAGGGAATTTTACAGATGATTTAGATTTATACATTGCAGAGAATAAAGGGCAGGCTCGTGCTTCTAAAGCATCCTCTAATGATTTATTAGCAGCAGGAATAAAAGGCACAGGAGTATTGGATCAAGGAAGAATGTATACTTTTAGATACTTTACTGAAGATGAAGACTTTTATGATACGTTTCCTATTGTAATTGGTTTAGGTGCGGTACCTGGGTCAAGAACTAATCAACTTGGTATTAATTTACATTACCTACCGTATGATGCAAGAATACCTTTTATTGAGGATATCATAAAATCATTTGGATCTTTCTTTAAATCTCAATTTAATTTTGCTGGAGAAATAGCAAAACAATCATACAATAAAAATTTTACTTATGAGGCTGTTAAAAAATCATTAGGTAGAAAATATAACTTAACATATGCAATTAGACAGTACAGGTTAGATCGAATGAAGGATCCTAAAATCATAGGATATGAAGATTGGTATATGGGTGCGGTTAATGATGATAACAATTTCTTCGGTGGAGATATTAATCAGGCGCAAGCATTATATTACAAGAATATATAAAACATAATAACTACAGAATATGGCAGGATTTACAAACAGGCGAGGTCCTCTGACGGATTCCAACCCGGTAAGAAAGATTCTTAAGGATCTTTCCAATCTAGGTATGGCATACGATGATATGATCATTCGTAATTCCAGAGCAGTAGGATTTACCGAAAATGCTATGGGATATACAATGAATCCTATGGGATCTGATGCAGACGATATGTATGCTGCATTTGCCGCGTTATCCTTAACTGATACAAGTCTTAAAAAGAATATTTCATTCTTTGATAAAGACTATGAAAAGAAAAGAGAACAACTTAGAACATTTGCCGTTCAGGATGAAATTGAAGATATCCTAGATGTTATTACAGATGAAGCAATAGTTTTTGATAAAAGTAATTACTTTGCATATGCAGAGTTTAATGGAGAAATTAGTAATTCTATAGAAGAAGAGATCGGAGATATCTATAATAATATCTATAGTTACTTTGGCTTTAACGATGCAGTACAACCTTGGAATTATTTCCGTAAATGGTTGGTTGATGGATATCTTGCATTTGAGATTGTTTATAATGATAAGCAAACTGAGATCATTGGATTTAAAGAACTTGATCCAATATCATTAATGCCTGGTCTTGATACTGAAACTGGTAAAAAGATGTGGGTTCAGTATAAAGGCGGTGGACCAAAGGAAAGAAAACTTTGGGATTCTCAAATCATTTACCTTTCATATTCTCAGGTTAATTCACCACAAAGGATATCATACGTAGAAAGACTTATTCGTTCCTTTAACCTATTAAGAATTATGGAAACTACCAGAATTATTTGGTCAGTTTCAAATGCGTCATTCAAAACACAATTTATTATCCCAGTTGGTGGTAAATCTAAAACGAGAGCAAAACAATCTCTTGCACAGTTAATGAATTCATACCGTGAAGTAGTAGACTTTAATTACGAGAGCGGTGAAATTCAAACTAACGGTAAACCAATGATGCCGTTTAATAAAGAATACTGGTTACCATCTAAAGATGGTGAACAACCTGAAATTAGTACTATCGGTGGAGATGGTCCTGATCTAGGGGATACTGAAGCACTTAAATACTTTGCTGATAAATTAAAGCTTGCATCAAAGATTCCATTTTCACGATTTGATAAGGAAGGTGGAAATACTTATGATATGGAAGCAAGCGGTATGTTAAGAGATGAAATTAAGTTTTCTAAATTTATTGATCGTTTAAGATCAATCTTCCAGGAAATTCTTATTAAGCCTGCATATCTTCAAATGTGTCTTAACCACCCAGAACTTAAAAACGATGTGGCCTTTAAGGCTGGTTTGGCATTAAGATATATTAAGGATAATGTGTTTGAAGAAATGAAAGAAATGGAACTTCAAACAAAAAGAGTTGACTTTATTGGTAATATGAAAACTCAATTAAGTACAATGGATGAAAATATGACAGAAATACCATATTTTGATCTAGGATGGCTAATTAAGAGATATGGTGGATTTACTCAGGATGATCTAAAAGCAAATGAAAGAGCTAAAGAACGTTCTGACTTAAAGGCACAAGGGTACACTGAAGAGGATATCGAAAAGATTCTGTTAGGTGCCGACAAAAAACTTTTTAAACCAGAAAAGGATGCAGGTGGCATTGAAGAGGATCCACTGGCGGGTTTAGGATAAAAACTTTATAAGTTGATAATATATAAATCAAATAACAAGTAGAAGATGTCAGGAAAAAAACTATTAATTCTTGAGAGATCACAATCTAATCTATCGTTTAAGACAGATGATGATGGTGCAGTCGTATTAGAAGGCGTTTTTACAGAATTTGGAGTTCGTAATAAGAACAATAGAATATATGAGGAAAAAGAAGTTTTACCTCATATTAATGAACTTCAAGAAAAGGTAAAGACAAATAAGCTTTTAGGCGAATTGGATCACCCAAAAGATTTTGATATTAGCCTCTCTAATGTATCACATGTAGTAGAATCTTTAAAATATGATTCTGAAAATAAACAAGTTATTGGAAGAATTCGTTTACTTAATACTACTAAAGGTAAGGAAGCCCAAGCTTTAATTAAAGATGGTATTCCTCTTCATATTTCAAGCCGTGCTGCTGGAACCGTTGATGAAAGCGGAAAGGTAAAGATTAAGAAATTCTTTACTTATGATCTTGTAGCAGATCCTGGATTTGAAAATGCAGAACTTGCAAGAGTTAATGAATCTTATGGATTCGATGACGACAATACTTTATTCATTTACGAAATGGAAGAAATTAAAAATACAGAAGATAAAAAAGAACCAACAATGGAAAATCAAAATTTTGTAACCGTTGAGGATTTTCAAAAATACACTGAGTACGTTCAAGGTGTATTGAATAACGTTAAAGAATCCGCCAATTCAGATAATTCTGAAATCGTTGAGAAACTTATTAAATACAGCGAACATATTGCAGAAAAGGTAAATCAGTTAAATGATTATGCTGAGTATCTTTCTGAAAACCTAGATAAGAGTATTTCTTATTCTGACTATTTAGCAGAAAATGTAAATAAGATTAAGAGTTACACTAGTTATTTAGCTGAAGAATTAGATAACTCTATTCAGTATGCTGAACATGTTGCTGAAAAAGCCGATAAGGGAATCCAATATACAAACTATTTAGGAGAAAACCTTGAAAAAGGAATTGAATATTCTGAATATGTTGCTGAAAAGGTTGATCAAAATATTGCATATTCTAATTATTTAGCAGAAGGTTTATCAAGGAGCATTAAATATTCTGAATACATCGCTGAAAATGTAAACGGTGTTTCTGGAACTGCTATTAATGAATCATCTGTTTCTGAAGAAGAAGGCGTTTGCGAAAAATGTGAAAAGGTTCACGAAGGAACATGTGAATCTTACTCTGAAGAAACTAAGTCTAATAAGAAAGAATATAAAGATTCAATTGAAGAAGCATTAAATAAATTAATTGCAAAAGCTGAAGCAAAAACAAAAGTTGTATCAGAAATGCACTTTATGAACTTCCTTTCTGAGTCTAAGAAAAATGAATTCTCTTCTCTATCTGAAGAAAAACAACAAATGATTGTTGAATCAATGAATGTAAAACCAATTATGTCAACCGTACAGGCTGAAAACATTTGGGAATCATGCTTTATTGAAAAGAAGAGAGAATTAAACTTTATCAGCGATATGCCTGAAAAGTATACTGCAAAATGGGAAGCTCTATCAGAATCTCGTAAAGCTCAAATCATTGCAGAATCTAAGTTCTATACATTAAGTACTCCTTATGCAATTAATAATTTCTGGTCAACTAGAGATTTAAGACCATCTCAGGTTGAATTAGAACAAATTAATGAGAGTAAGACTGCTGCTGAGGCTACCACCCAAAAAGAACCGTTAGTAAATGAATCATTTGCTGCTGATCTAATCAGTAAGGTTAAGTTCAATATCGGTAGATAAAACTAAAGAACTATAATATATAAATAACAAATCTAATAGCTAAGAAGCAAAGAGCTACAGATTGATTAATAAAACAAACAAAAAAACAAAAAACAAAATGTATTCAAATCATTTAATTAATGAGGCTGAAGTACAAAAGACGTGGGCACCTATCATTGAGGAGGCTACTGGTATCACTGAGAAGTCTAAGTTATCTTGGATGTCTAAGTATTGCCACTATCACAACCTTAATGAAAGTGTTTATAACACGGTTCACCTCAACCCAAACATGAATGTTCCTGGAATGGGTAACACCCAATTCCCAGGCAATCCAACAACTTTGGATGCATTCACAGGTCAAACTGCCGGTTCTGGTGACCGTCCTTTCTCTCTGCTTCCACTTGCTATGCAGGTTGCTGCTCAGACAGTAGGTCTTGATCTTGTTCCAGTTGTTCCAATGCAAGGCCCAATGGGAGTTCTTACTTACCTGGACTTTGTTTA